CTACTCGGCGAAGACGTCGCCCGCGTCGCGTCGGCCGCGCGCGCGAGGGCCCATCACGTCGAGCTTCTCCTCGATCCGCATCAGTTGCAGCGAGACCCGCCGGTCGAGCTCGCGCATCAACTGCACCGGCACGTAGCCGCGCGCGACCTCGAGCTTGAATGCCGCGAGTTCCTCGCGCAGCCGCGCCACCGTCTCGCCCTGGCGCTGCTCGACGCGATCGATGCGGGTGATCAGTTCCTTCTTGATGTCCCACATCATCTTGAACAGCCCGACCAGGATCGGGACCTCGATGACCCTGATCCACCATTCCAGGCTGATGCCGGTGGGGTCCATGTTACTCTCCTGCGACGGCCATCGGGGACGCTTGCGCGACCGCGCGGCGTGGCCGATATCGGGGGACGCGATGTGGAACGAGCCCTATCTCGAGACCTGCTGCCGATCGGCGCTGAACCGGCTGAAGATCGCGCGTGCGCTCGGCCGTCCGCCAGGGCTCAAGGACGGACCGTGCCTGGAGCGGCTCGCGCGGATGGGGCTCTGCTGCGAACGCGACGATGGCCGCTTCGAGATCACCGAGGCCGGGATCGAGCGCCACCGCAGCGAGATCCTGAAGCAGCCGCGCGAAGCCGCCTGACTCCCGTCACGGCTTGAAGTCCTGCCGGGCGGTGAAGCCGCCCGACGGCACGCGCCAGTCCTCGGTGCGCGCGGTCGCCGCGCCGCGGCCGAGGCGCATCTTCTCGTTCAGGATCGCGCCGGCGACCGCATCGAGCCCGTCATCATGCGCGCCCTTCGATCCGGTCGGGCGCCATTCGCGCATCTCGGCGATCAGCGGGGTCGCGAACACCGAGCGATGCGCCCAGAGCCGGCGCGCGGCGAGCAGCGGCTCGATCGCGCCCAGGATGCGCTCGGCCTTGCTGCGTGTGCTCGCCTTCTCCAGCACGGTGCAGGGCACGCGCGCCTTCGCCATCTCGGCGCGCAGCAGCCCCGGCAGGAAGCGGCCGAGCCCGTTGTTCTCGACCGTGAGCGACGGCAGGTGCAGCTCGGCCGCGAGCCGCACCACCTGGCGGCAGAGCTGGGTCGCGGCATCGGTCCCACCCGCCGGGTCGTGGGTGAGATACGCGACCCGGTGCAGGTAGTGATGGTTGTCGGCATCGAGGAACACGGCCGCGAACACGGAACGATCGCCCGCGCCCGGCACGCCGAAGGCCGGGTCCCAGAACGCGCTCGCCGAGATCAGCGTGCGATCGCCGAGCAGCAGCCGCAGCCCGGCATTGGCCATGTGCAGCGTGAGCTCGTCGTCGTAGGGCATCAGATCGGCCGGATCGAGCCGGGCGTCCTCGGGCGGCTGCGGCACGAGCTGCATCTGTGCGGCGAAGGAGCGTGGGCCGACGCGCGTCTTCAGTTCGGCGATCTTCTCGTCACCGAATCGGTCCGGCCAGGCCGAGCGCCCCTCCGCATCCACCAGCGGGATCACGAGCTTCCTGAAGCCGGCCAGATGGGCGGGCGGCTGGCCGGGCTTGCTCTCGGTCCGATAGATCGTGTCGGGCGTGTGCGGCGTGCCGATATAGAGCAGTGTGCCGCCCGGCACGAGGATGTACTCGATCTCGGCGAGCCGCGCGCGCAGCTCCGCGCGCTTCTCGGCGGTGTCGCTGTTGCCGGGCACCTCGATGTCGTCGCAGATCACCACGTCCGCCCGGCTGCCGGTGATGTTGCCGCCGATTCCGCGCGCGATCATCGACGGGTCGCGCGACGTTCCGGGCCGGTTCACCGTGAACCGGTCGGCCGCCCACTCGCCGCCGTGGCGCGGATGCAGGTGGCGGCAGAACGGATGGCGGCGGATGATCTGGCGCACATTGCGCACCATCCGGGTCGCGAGCGACTGTTCCGCCGACAGCACCATCAGCCGCAGATCGGGGCGGTTGGCGAGCAGCCACGCGCAGTAGAGCCCGACGACCGTCGATTTGCCGGCGCCGCGGAAGCACATCAGCAGCAGGCGCGTCTCGTTGCGGCGCCAGGCATGGCCCAGCCAGCGGGCGATGCGCAGGTGATGCGCCGGCGTCGTGTGGTTGTTCAGCCGGTTCCAGATCCAGACGAACTCGGGGAAGCGGATCTCGATCGGTTCGTTCATTCCTCCTCCTCATCGCGACCCGCGATGGCGCCCACCGCCTCACGCGCCACGGCCAACGTCGCGAGCCGGTCATCGGCCGTATCGCCGGTGCCGGGGGCGGGGGTCTCGGTGATGCGCGCGATCTTCAGCAGCAGGTCGAGATGCGCGAGTGCCGCCTTGCACGCGGCATGGTGCGCGGCGAATTCCTTCGGATCGGTGCTCCGCGGCTCGGCCTGCGCGAAGGCGTGGTAGGAGGCGATCGCGCGCTCGATCGCCTGATCCACCTGCGTGGCGACAAGGCCCTTGAGCCGGTTCACGCCTTGGTCACGCGGACCCGCAGCGTGCCTCCCGCGAGGTCGATGGCGGAACCGGCCCGGTTCCAGGCCACGACCGTCACCGTGTTGGCCGCGCCGACCGTGGCGAGGAACAGGATCGCCGTGGTCGCGACCGAGAAGGAGGCCTGCACGAGGTCGCCCGGGCTCGCGCCAGGCACGGTCATGTTGAACTGCGCGGTGGCGCCGGCGGCGATGCTGGGGGGATCCCAGGCGGCTTCGGCGATCAGCTCGCGGCTGCCATGCGGCAGGTTCGGCAGGCCGTAGAGCAGCGCGGGAGCGTGGCGCGGTTCGCAGTAGAGCCTGAGGGCCCGCGCTTCGTAGTCCTGATCGACGCGGCAGATGCCGATGATCGCGGTCGCGACCTCAGGGGCGAGACGGACCGCCTGCAAGCGGGTCAGGCCCGCATCCGTCATGTCGGCCGATCCCTGCCACCAGCGTGCGGCCGCGTTCCAGACCAGAGACTGGCCCGAGGCGCGCGCCATGACGCCGGCACTGTCGGTCAGCAACGCGCCGGCGGCATCGAAGCACTGCACGAACAGGCGCGGCGCGTCGGCATCCACCGCGAGCGCGAGATCACGGCAGGCGCGCGTGTCGACGACGAAACCGAGACCTCGCGCCGCCGTCATGGTGACGCCGCGCGCGGTCGGCGTGTAGCCGGACAGGCCCGGGAAGGCGAAGTCCTCGATCTGCGTCGGCGAGCCGGAGACGCTGGCGCTGACGCAGGCGAGCTGATCGAAGCCGGTCTGGCTGGGTGCCCAGCGGAACGCCGCGGCGCGCAGGTTCGGCACATTGCCGATCAGGCGCGTCGCCTCGACATGCGCGCCCGCCTGATGGCGCGTGCGCAGCACCGCCCCCGCGCGCGTCACCGCCGCCCCGTACTCGACATCGAGCAGATAGCCCTGGCTCGCCCAGGCGACGTCGTAGAGATGATCCTGCGCATTGCCGAGATGGCGCGCGACGATCGGTGAGCATCCTTCCATGCGCATGTCGCGCGCGATCACCGCGCGGCTGTCCACCTCGACCAGGAAGGGGATCGCGCTGTTCGTGCCCTGCTGGCGCAGCTCGAAATTCGGCGCGTCGAACACATGGCGGTTGTGCGCACGATAGGCGCCGGGCTCGGCGGAGAGGCGCACGCCGAACCGGTCGAGTGCCGGCCAGGTCGCGGAGCTGACGGCGAAGTGTCCGCCGTGATAGCGCACCGAGGCGTTCCACCCCGCAGCGGTGCGGCAGCGGATGTCGAGCGCGATCCGGTTGTCCACCAGCCGCCCGAGGATGAAGCTGCTGTCCTCGACGCCGCGCTGGTCGCCGAGCGTCTGCACCCCGATCGTGAAGTTGCGCGCCTCGGCGATGTGGATCAGGCTCGTATCGACGTTGCACACGCGAACGCCGATGTCGCGCTCGTCGAGCCAGTCGGACAGGGTGGCGCGCACCACCCGGATGCCCCAGTAGAGCTTCTCGCCGTTGCGCACCGCGCCGCCGTCACCGAGGGTGAGTGCCGGGCCCGGCTCGGCCTGCTCCGCGACCAGTCGCCCGCGCATGATCAGGCCGGCCGCCCCGCCGGGCAGCGTCACACCGCGCACGATGCGGAAGCTTCCTTCCGGGATGAGCACGGTGCGGCCGAGCGCGGCGGCGGCGTTGAAGGCGGTCTGGATCGCGTCCGTGTCGTCCGCCAGCCCGTCGCCGGCAGCACCGAAATCGGCCACCGAGAACGCCTCGGTGAACTTGTCCTGCATCGTGCGCGGCACCGCACCCGCGCCGTCCTGGCGGAACAGGCCCTGGGTCGTGCCGGCCTCGGCCGGGTAGAGCTGCAACCCGCCCGCCGCATCGAAGCCGAGCAGGCGCGAGGCCCGCGCCGCGCGCACGGGCAGCACCGGCGCGGCACCGGCGTCGGTCGGACCGAACTGAAGCGCGCGGCCGAGATCGTCGGCCACCTGCTGGAGTGCGGCGATCTGGTAGTCGAGCTCGTCGTTCAGCACGCGCGCGCGAAGCTCGCCATTCTCCTGGAAGTCGCTCGTGCGCTGCAGCACGAGGCGCCGGCGCAGCGTGATGAGCGTGCCCGCCGCCGGTGGGACGCTGAACGTGACCGTCCCGCCCGTGGACTGTCCCGCGCCCGTGACGGTGAAGCCGCCTGACTGCCGCGCACCGTCCAGGAAGACCTCGAGATCGGCGCTCTTGAAGATCGGGAACGGAAAGGTGAAGCCGGTCTGCGCGCCCGAGGCGACGTACTGCACCCGCGGCGCGACATCGCCGATGACGATATGCTCGGACATCGTTGGGCCCCGTCAGAGGTTGAGGAGCGAGCGGAAGCTCGACGAGAAGCCGGTCGCGAGCTGCGAGCCGACGCGGATGAACGGGCTGAGGTTGAGCTGGTCGTCGAGCAGGCTCCGCCGTCCGGCGGCGATGCGCAGCGCGAACTGCTGGTCGCTCGCGGCCTCGCGCGCCTCGGCTTCCTCCTCCAGGCCGGAGAGGAGGGCGGCGCCCGAGCCCTCGGCGGCGCTGACGCCGCCCGCGGCGAGCCGCGCGCGCGTGGACGCGATCGTGCGCGCCAGCATCTCGCGGCGCTGGCGCGCGGCCTCCTCGTTGCCGAGCCGGAGCTGAGCCTCGCGGTTGGCCTGCAGCTCCTGCTGCTGGCGGCGCTGCGCCTCGGCCTGCTTCTGCGCGGCGACCAGTCCGGCAACGCCGGTGAGCAGCGAGGCGACGGGAACGAGCTGTGCCATCAGGAGTTCAGCCTCATCTCGGTGGTGACGGAGAGCAGCGTCAGCGGCAGAGGCACGTCGCCCTCGATGCGCCAGAGCGGCCGTGTGGTGTCGCGCCGCCAGCCGAGCGCGCGGATGGTCCTGTCGCCGGTGAACGCCGGCGGCGCGGCATCGAGCATGAGCGCGCCGAGGCGACGGAACGGCACCGCCTCGGGGCCGCGGCCGAGATCGACCGCGAGCGCAGCCGTCTCGAGCAGCCGGAACGTGACCGAGACGAGGCGGACCGGGCCGGTCCGTCCGCCGTACTGCGTCATCAGTTCCGGCGGCAGCGGCTCGATGACATGCGTGTAGGCGAGGCCCGCCTGCACGTCGCGCGCCGGCGGATCGGTGGTCACGGACCCGTCCGTGACGGTCTGACGGCCGCGCGGTGCCCCGTCGGCCACCACCAGCACCTCGCGTCCGGCGAGGTGCGCAAGCCCCGACCAGGTGGTCGCGCCTGTGGGGTGGGTGCCGGTCATGCCGGCATCGACGCCGAGCGCCTCGTCGAACCGCTCGAGCCGATGCGCACCTTCGCGCTCGACCACGACGTACACCGCGCCATCGACCTCGCCGACGGCCCGCAATGCGCCCTCGGTCTCCTGCTGCGTCCAGGCCGTGACCTGCTCGGCGCGGAACAGCGTCAGCGTCGCCATCCGCCCGTTCGCCATCACGAGGTGCAGCAGCCGCCGCGTCTGGTCGTAGGCCATCGACACGGGTGTCGCGACGATGTGGCGCGCCAGCACGGCGAGATCGGCGGCCTGGTAGGCCTGCTCGACATCGGTGTAGGCGAACTCGTGCACCGACCGGCCGGAGCGGCTGACGAAGATCGTCGCGCCGTCCACGTCCACGGGTTGGATCGTCCGTTCGACCATCGAGCCGACGCGGGTCTGGCGGTTGAGCTGGATGTTCGCCGGGGTCAGCGGATCACCCGAGACCATCCACTCCGCGCCGGAGGTGAACACCTGCAGATGCCGGCCCGAGAACACGGCGCGGATCGCGTTCACTTGGTCGGACACCAGGGCGAACTCGATCGCCTGATCGTCGAGCCCGGTGCCGAGGTCGAAGTTGAACAGGGTGCCGGTACGCGACAGCCAGAGCCGGTTGGGCAGGTCGCGCGAGCCGCCGATCACCAGCCGGTCCTGGTGGAAGCAGACGCTCGCCGGCCAGCCGCGCACGGCCGAGAAGGCGGCTTCGTCCCAGTCCTGGGTGGGACCGGTGACCGCGAGCGTGTCGATGACAGTCGCGACCGCGGAAGCGGGATCGTTGAGCGCATCGATGCGCACCCGCTTGCGGCCGATCCTGAAGACCACGCCGATATGGCCGGCGGTGAAGATCGACGCCGACGCCGTCAGGATCGTCGATCCCGTGGTCGCCGACGGGCTCAGCGTCACCTCGGCCGGGGCGAAGCGGTGATAGGGCTCGGCCTCGAAGCTCCAGGGCGCGATCGACCAGGCGACATGGCTCGTGCGGGTGATCCGCTGGGGCGGCACCTCGGGATGCACGACGAGCAGCGTGTCCGCGCTCTGGGTCCAGCCGAGCTGCGGAAGCTGCGCCTCGGTCCAGGGTGTCGCGATCGAGGCGACCTCGACATCGCCGCGCCAGACGCCGAGCCGGCGGTCGGTCAGCACCAGCAGGTAGGTCTGCTCGGTCGAGAACTCGAAGGCGATCAGCCGCGCGGGTCCCGGCAGCACCCCGAGATGGCGCAGGCCGGGCCGGCGGCGCACCCCGCCCGTGGGCAGGATGAACACGTTGGTGAGCCGGGCCGCGCCATTCTCGTAGGCGCGCAGATCCGCCCGCCCGAGCAGCTCTGGCGAGAGCTCGCCGGCGGCGAAGCTCGTCTTGATCCGGCGGATCGCGGACATCTCAGCCGCGCGCCCCGATCAGCGAGAAATCCTGCACCGCGATGGGCGTGTCCTGCTGGCTGTCGGTGAGCCGCGCGGCGCGGAACTCGGCCTCGGCCAGCTTGAACATCAGCTCGGCGCGCGCGGTGTTCTCGGTCAGCGGGATGACGAACTCGGCGGCGAGGCGCGCGATCAGCGCGCCGTCGAAGAACGGCGGGAAGGCCTGCTCGGGCGGCCGGAAGATGTAGGTGAGCACGATCTCGGCCGGATCGGCGTGCAGCCGGTTCTCGGCGATGCGGTAGGGCACGCCGCGGCCCTGCCCGCCCCGCCCGGCGGAGAGCGCGCGCAGGAAATCGGGTGGCAACTGGAAGGCGTGCGCATAGTCGGCCATCGGGGCCGCCGCGAGCCGCGGCAGCGAGGTCTGGGCGGTTGCGAAGCTCCAGGGATAGGCCGAGAGCAGCGCGTCGCGCACCGAGGGGTACAGATTCGCGGCGACCTCGGCCTCGGCAGTGCCTTCGTCGAACGAGGCGATGGTCGCAGCGCCGATCTTGATCAGTGCGCGCGAGCAGAGCGCGAGGGCGGAGAGCGCCATCGGGGGAACTCCAGCGGACGGACGATGCGAGGACCCTCACCCCTGCCCCTCTCCCGCACGGCGGGAGAGGGGAGGGCGAAGCGATGCGGTCGCTATTCCCGACAGCGCATGCGCACGACACCGTCGGCGTCGATCAGCACCGCACCCTGGCTCATCATGTTGTTGACGAACCAGGCGGCGCGCTCGCCGTGCCAGGTGATGTCGGTCTGGACCTCCGAGCCGACCGCATGGCCGATCGCGGTGCGGTGGAACCAGTAGCAGAAGCGCAGCGTGCCGTTCCGGGTGAGGCCCGAATGCGGCATCCAGAGCGTGCCGAGCCAGCGCTTGGCCTGCGTGCCCTTCCACGGCAGCTCGTCGTCGCCGATGTAGTCGGCGTTGGCGAACTCCGGGATCTGCAGCAGGTCCGACCACTGCTTCCAGCCGATCACGGCGTAGCGCTGGCCGTCATCCGGCACGTCCGCCGCGCCCAGCATCTCGAAGGCGAGCAGGATCTTCTGCTTGGTCAGGCCGTCATCGTCGGTCTGACCCGCGCCGGCGCCAACCGCCTCGCGCGTCGCCTGATCGAGGGCGGCGATGATCAGCTCGTCGGTCTTGCGGCCGAGCGCATAGGCGCCGGCATTGGCGATCACCGCGCGCTCGTCATGGTTGATCTTGAGCTCGTCGAGCTTGTCGATCCAGTCGCCGGCGTAATAGTCGGCGAGGAAGCACTCGACGGGCTCGTGTTCGAGGTTCATCACCGGCACCGCGCCGTGGCGCGCCTTGGTGCCGGCAACGCCCTTGCCGACGCGCTGGAACACGGTGGAGGCGCCCTTCACGCCGGTCTTGGACCGGACGGTCGGGCGCAGCTTGGAGCCGAGCCGCTGGTAGGACTCGTGCACCTCCGTCTGGAACTGCTTGACGAAGGCTTGGTCGATCGAGGTGGCCACGATCGGGTTTCCCTGATGTCGGTTGCGGAGTGGGTTCGGGGCTGTGGCGCGCGGTTGTCCCGGACGGGGCCGACTCGCACAGGCGCGGATGCCGGGCCGCCTCGGGCGGTTGACCGGCATCCGGCCGGCACGCCATCGGAACGGCAGCGTGCCGAAACAGGCGGGACGGATGCGCGGGGAAGGGGAACGCGCATCCGTCCCGGTTCCGGGGCGAGCGCGGGAAGGGGCGCGCTCGGAAGCCCCGGCCCGGCCCCCGCGCGCGATGCGGCGCGGGCGGCCGAGAGGGTTCAGGTGTCGATGGGCTCAGCGCTCGCCGGGGAAGAGCCGGCGGAAACCGTCGGAGACGCGGCCGACGAAGTCCGGATCGCGCTTCTTCCAGTAGCGCGGGTCGCGCATCATCGCGCGGAGCTCGTCCTCGCCGAGCGACGGACCCGGCTCGGCGTCGCGCAGCAGGCCCGGCTCGTTCTTCTCCATCATCCGGTGCAGCGCGAGCACGCCTTCGAAGGTCGACGAGAGGGCCTCGAACACCGACTCGGGGAGGTTCGCCTTGCCCCAGGCGGCAAGCTGCTTGGCCACGCGCGCCCAGCGCTCCTCGCCACCGAAATGATCCCTCAGCCGTTCGATCTGCCGCTCGGCCTCGAACATCTGCGCGGCCTCGGCGATCAGCGGCAGCAGGCGCTCACCGGCGAGGTCGTAGACGAGCTGCACCTGGGTCGGCGTGAACCCCGCCTGGTGCAGGCGCCGGTTCACCTCCGGATCGGGCGTGAGCAGCGGGTGGTGCGGCTCGATCGTGTAGGCGTCGGGCGTCTCCGGCACGCCGAGCGCGCGCAGCAGGCGATTGCGCGCCTCCTCGTCCCCCTCGTCCTCGGGCAGCGGCACCATGCGCGAGAGCCGCTTCTCGAGTTCGAGATAGGACTTGAGCAGCGCCTCGACTCGGATCTGGCCCGCCTCCTCGTCCCAGAACTTCTCGGGCACCTCGGCCGGACGCTTGCCGCGCGGGGCCGGCTTCGCGGCACCATCCTTGCCGCCCGCATCCTCGAGCGTGATGTCGATCAGGTTGTCAGCCATCGCTGTGTCCTCGTCAGGCGGCCGGATCGAGGCCGTGGGGCAGGGCATCGTCGGCGTCGGCCGCGAGCGCGGCGGCGCCGGTCTTCAGGGCGTGCGCCTCCTCGGCCGCGCTCACCACGAGGTCTGGCGGCACGCCGAGCAGATTGGCGAGCCAGCGGGAGGCGGCGGCCGGATCGGCGGTCTGTGCAGCGGCGGGCCCGAGCGCGCGCACCGCGTCGAGCCACATCAGCGTGCCCGAGGCCTCCGACCGCGCCTGGATCTGCGCGAGCGGGCTGCGCCAGACGAGCCCCGCCATGCCGCCATCCAGGCCGAACGCCGGGACCAGGCCACGGCGGCGCAGGATCGCGAGGCACCGGTCGATCAGCGGCGTGAGCAGCTCGGTCTGCAACCGCCCGAAGGTCGCGCCGAGCAGCCGCGCCATCTCGGCCGCGCGCTCCATCACCTCGGTCGCGGTCATGCGCGCGCCCTGCACGGGGCCCAGCCGGTCGGTCAGCAGGGCGTGGCGGATGCGCGCGCGCAGATCGTCGAGCACGAGCTGGCTGACATCGAACCGGCCGGGAGCGGCAAGCGGGGTGAGGCCCGAGGAACCCACCGCCTTCGGAATGATCGCGCCGGGCACGAGTCGGATGTTCGCCGGGTTCAGCACGCCGTCATCGTCGGCCTGCCAGATGCCGGTGACCGCGATCGAGGCGTTCTTCAGGATCAGCTCGACCACCTTGTTGGCGGTGCGGATGTCGGGCAGCGCCTTCATCACCGGGCTGCGGCCATAGGTCTCGCCGGGCGCCTTCATCCAGCGGAAGGCGATGAAGGGCGAGGAGGCGAAGCGGCCGCGCGCGAGGATCGCGGCCGGCTCGTCGCCCGCGCGCAGCAGAGCCGCGTAGGCGTAGCCGCGCTGATCCGGGATCACCGCCTCGATCACCTCATGGCGCGTCGGTTCGCCCTCGCGCTCCTCCGGGCCGAGCAATGCGCGCGGCAGCGCGGCGCCCGGGAACCGGGCGCGGATCTCGTCGCGCGTCATGCGCAGGCTGCGGAACACGGTATCGAGCTTGCGGTCCGGCCCCTCCTCCAGCGTCACCTCGGCGAGCGGCACGGCGGCGAAACGCAGGACGGAGGGTTCGCCGGGCGGCGCTTCCTCGATCGCGAGGCAGGCGGTGCCGGCGATCACCAGGTCGAGGAAGCACTGGTGCATCTCGACGGTGAAGTTCGACCGTTCCAGCTCGGCGTGCAGGGTCTCGGCCGCGGTTTCGAGGGTCGAGGCCCAGGCATCGCCCGCGAGCGTCGCCGGCACGGCGCGGCCGGGGACGAAGCCGAACCAGCGGAGCCAGGGCGGGGTCAGCTCGGCGAGCAGCGAGGCGGCGAGCTGCTCGGCGGCATCGGGGGCCGTGCCGTCGTAGATCGGCACGCCGGTGTCGCCCGGGCGGCCGGGGAGCGCGTGGTCGTAGCAGTCCTTCCAGATGCCGTCCCAGATGCGGCGGCGGGCGAGCGCGCGCGCCTGGCGCGCGAGGATCGCCTCGGGGTCGAACTCCACCTGTGCCCTCACTCGCCGAGCAGCGACTTGCGGTTGGTCGGGGGCAGCGCATCGGCGAGCACGCCGCGCCAGGAGGTGGCGACGGTGCCGGCCATGCCACTGCGGCGCGCCTCGAGGGCGGCGATGCGGCGGGCGCGCTCCTCGTCCGCGGGGGCGGGCTGGGCGGCAGGCTGCGGAGCAGGCGCGGCAGGAGGGGGTGCGGGCGCGCGGAACAGGCCACCCATGCGTGCTCTCCTCGGGACAGGGCGCGGGCCGACAAGCCGACGGCCGGCCCCGAGGGGCCGGCCGTCGTAGTCGGGGAGGGAGGATGGAGCCAGAGGGCACACTCCGCCCCTTGGCCTGATCTTTCTAACGGCGGGGGCGTCGGAGCGTCAAGACTTTTTTCCTATCTGTCCAGCGGCGTAATGGCGTGCGAGGCGGCGGTAGAGGCCGAACGGCGTCAGCACCAGCCTCCAGCGCAACCCGAGCAGCCTCAGGCACGCCGTCACGCAGTTGAACGGGGCGAGCGGGGGCAGCAGGCTCGGCCCGGCCGGCGCCGGGGTGAACGGGCCGAGTACGCGAAACCCGGCGCGGCGCCAGAACGCCGGCAGGTCGAACTCGCGCTCGACCCTGAGCCGCTGCACCACCAGCCGGCGCGCGAGCGGGTCGACCAGCGTCCAGCCGGTCGTATCCGCGACGGCGCAGAAGCAGTGGCGGAAACCCGGGCGCAGCAGCGCCAGCCATGGCAGGTCGGCACGGCCGGAGAACGCGACCCAGATCGCGCTCTCGGGCGCATGCTCGGGGAGCCCGGTCATGCGACGATGCCCTTCATGCGCAGCGGCCATTCGAGGCGGTCGAGCGCCTCGCGCCAGAGCCGGAGCGCGGAGTGGTCGCCCGGGTGCCGCGGGTCCGGCGGCACCTGCTGGTCGCCGAAACGGCGCAAGACGCGCAGATGCGCGATCTCGATCCGCCGCTGACGGTAAAGCCGGTCGAGGCAGCGGATCACGTCATCGGGCTCGCAGGGGCGCGGCTTGATGCCGAGGCCGGCGACGATGCGCGCCCCGGCGTTGCGGGCGGTCAGGGCGGCGAAGGTCCAGAACCAGGCTTCCTCGGCGCTGGCGAAGGGTTCGGTACGGGTGGGGCCGGACAGCACGGGGGCGTAGCGGCGTTCGGCGGCTGCTGCGGGCAT